GCCACAACTTTCCTCAATCGTTGATAACATCAATGCTCAACAAACTGTTGAAGAGAATGTATATAAACTAGCAGGATATGTGGAGAATAATTATAAACAAACAGGTTACAAATCTGATTTTGATGTACAAGTTAAGAAGGGTAGAAAATACTACAAAATAACAACGGACAACAGCGTACATGCCTTTATAGATATACACACAGGCGATGTATTCAAACCCGCAAGTTATAACAAACCTGCCGCAATCGTCCGCTACAATTTGTTAAACAACCCACAAGATTGTTTTAATAGAGTAGACTGGGCAGGAGGATATCTCTACATACGATGACACAAACTAACCCCTTATCTGATTCACTAACAGAACAAATCCAACAGGAGACTTACGGACTATTTCCTACTCCCGTAAGCAAATATACTGTCCCTAATCATAAAGAACTAAAGGAACAAATTCTCCTTTGGATGAAAGATAGTAAGTTTAAAGAGAAGCATGGAAGAGAATCAATCTCCCACAATGTTACACAGATAGGTGATAACAATCAATTGATAAATGACATTCCTGAATTACATCGTACCCTAATAGATGCAGTAGAGAAACATAACAATAACAGCATCAAATATAAGTCTAAGTTCTTAATTAACGACTCATACCTAGAGTTAGCATCAGAGGGTGCAATCTATGCTCCCCACGAAGTTAGTAACTGTTTATTCTCTATGTGTTATTTTATCAACTACAATGATGAGCAGCACAGTTACATTAAGTGGAGAAAGAATGTCTCCTCTAATCATTACCCAATAATTCAAATTGATAGTACAGAGTTAACACCTTATAACATGACTGAAGCAACGTTTAAAATATTAGAGGGAGATATTGTTACTTTTCCTGCTAATCTTACGCATGGATATGATAGTAACCAGTCTAATGAAAGAATAACACTTAGTGCTAACATTGTCCCATCTAATTAACAATGAGTTTTCCACACAGTTTCTATTACTTTTCCACAACACATGTGGAAAACAGTGTATATTTAAAAGGTGTAATTAAACATTGTAGAGTGTTATTGAATTCGAGTTAATTGCACCTGGTAAGTGTTGTCTAAGACTGTAACACATCGAGTTTTTTTTGTCAACAACTCATGGACAGATTACGAAATGTCTGTAACACCTTGACAGCACAATCATTATCCCCTATAATACAACTATCGCACAAATTCCAATGGGAAGGACTTACAAACGCAACGACCCCTATTCATCACATAGGGCGAAGAGTTTGCGAGAAAAGCGTAAACAATCCAAGACCAAATACAGGAGGGAAAGTAACAACGAGAATTCCACAGATCATGTGGAAAACTATCAACGACCACGCACACAGTTCGATTCACTTAATGGAGACAATCATGGACGACGATAGTAACTACAACCCCCTGGAGTCTGATTGGATTGATGACATGCTCTACGAGGATAATTGTCCCCCTGAGTATGAAGAATTGCCCTCTAATGCCTAAACTATTCTTTGCCCTTTGCTGCCCTAATCATGCCTACTAAAGTAACAACAATTGAATCAAATCCTCCTGTAGATGTTAAATTGTGGGAACGCAGTAAGAGATACTTTTGGGCGTATAATTACGATGGATGTAGTAAGAATGGACCGTTTAAATCTGAGAAGTTAGCATTACTTGACGCAACCCAATTCTCTTCCCCTAACTAATGACAATTCCAACACTATTACGTGAGGTTCTTGATACATACGATGAAGGATCTCTCTCCCCTGATGATACAATTGATATGGCACAGTTGTTGATAGATACGGGGTTAAATGAGACCCTCCTACAGTATCAACAACTATGTGATTATTACATAGCGGAAGGGTTATGTTATGATGTGCAATATGAGGAGGCAGAGTAACACATAGCACATACACAGTTAATAACACATAGGACAGTGATTCTGTGTGTTATTTGTGTTACTTAGTGGGCGTTATATTAAAAACTTCCCTATCGCTAACCTACAACAGTAACCAAACGAGTTGTAAATATTTTTCGAGTATAAAATTATTCCCCCAGTATTTTTCACCCAAATACCCCCATGAGCACAGAGAGAAATCGAAAGTTACTAACCCTCCAAGAGGAATACAAAGACCTCATAGGTCGCCCTTGGACTGGACGACGTATCTTTGGTTGCTATAACATTATTCGTGACTACTATCGGGAGACACGGGGTAGGGAGTTGGCAGATTTCAACGCACGGAAAGTATACTCATTTACACCCGAAGCAATAGACGAAGAAAACGGTGAGTGGATTTACAGGTCTGAGTGGGGAGACATGGTAGATTATAAAGACATACTCAAAGACGACATCCTATTGTTTAGATTGTATACCACAGCACTGGGAGGGGCATACTCGGCACCCGCCGACAGGTCTCCCAATCACGGTGGAGTTTATCTAGGGGATGGATTTATGTTGCATCACCCATATGATGAGTTATCACAATTGGTAGACTTATACTCAAAAGGTTATGAGGTATACCAAGTAGCATGCGTTGGTGCAATACGTGGCAAGTCTACATAGGGTAATAACACTTAGTTACATGTAATGAGCAAAAGATTTACACTAGAAGTACAGGAGGATGACTATGGAGACATATTCGTGCAACTTCCACAGGACTTGCTAACAGAATGTGGATGGAATGTGGGAGATATGTTAGAATATACCGTAGAGACAGATGAGTCTGTTTCGCTTAAGAAAGTAGAAGAATGACATATACTCAGATATGTTTAACCATATTGGTTATATGTAATATCATTTCTCTAATAAAAAATTAGCGTCTTAAAAAATCCAAAAAAACGGCGAGGTGAGTCTTGAATAAACATATCCATGGTGGCGTAAAGGAAACAGTCATTCCCGAATTTAAAACGGATGCGGAATTTATCAACTGGGCGTTTCAACAGCAAGCAGAAGCATTAACGAATCTTGCGAAACGAATAGAGCAGGTAGAGATGGCACTACAGAAAATACCTCCCCCTGGCGCAGACATGATTAAATACAAGATTCCAGGTACCGAAGAGTATTCTAATCTAAAACAATTACTAGATAATCTGTTTGACAGACTAAATACCTTAGAGGAAAAGATATCTAAGTAATGGCAGCCTACGTGCAGGAGACAGGGAGAAGTTTCCCTAATCCTACTTCAAATGGTAATTTCACACAGGAGTTTAAAAGACCTTCTAATGGAAACTATCGTTCGCATGGAGATTACCCTGGTGTAGGTACAGGCACAGGTTATCATATTACATTTGAAGATGCTGGACCTGGATCAATGCCATTAGGCAAAGATATAGTCCATTACCTAGGCGATGATGACCCGACCGTCATAGGAGGCACTAGACAGGGCATATACAGGCATTATAGAGGGTGTAAGGATGACCACAAGTATACACGTGGTCCAGAAATAACGAAAGCAGACATGGGTTGTGAAAACGAGTCATGGAAGAAAGCAGCAAGTGGATATAATAAAGAACCAAGGAATGGTGCTCCAGTCTTTTGGTTGATGAGAGAGCAGGTAGAAAATTCCGTCCCTGTGTATCAGTTTTACTCGTATTGGCCTGACGATACACAAATATGTGTTGGCAGTAATGTCCCTACTGGATTGAATGGAGAAGGTTGTGGTAGAAACAAATATAAGAACGTAGGGTTACTTGGGTATGCCTTTGCTACAGAAGCACACGCACAGGCGTATGCAACGGGCAATGAGACCCCTAAACCACTCTATGAGTATCTTCACCCCGACCCAGACCATTTTTATTGTACAAACCCTGCCGAGGAAGTAAACCTCGCTGACAATAGTCCTATACCTCCTCTTAAGAGTTATAACAAAGAATACAACTATTTGGGTATCCTATGTTATGTTTTTGAGACAGATGTCCAAGACCAACCTAATAAGACAGTAGTCGATATTGGTAAGATAGGTCCAACTGGTCAATGTGTTGATAAGAGTGGATGGTATGCTTATACAAGTGGCAATCAGAAGCCTTGGAATAGTAGTACAGGTGCATGGTCACAATTCATGTATCAACAGATGCGTGACTCTACTGGTGCTAATGTTACAGGTCCACCCTGCCTTAATGGTTGGGGATATCCTGGTAATGTAGATGCAACAAGTAATGACGCATTCTTTGAGTGGTCTTATGGACTACAGGGTGCAGTAAAAGCAGCAGTGCCTAGATTCCTAGGGTTTGAGGATAGTTACGACTCACAATTCCTATTCTATCTGTATGATACGACATTCCCATGGAATGGTCCTATTTTCTCTACACAGTATATCCTTAGTAATGCTAAGTGTTGCCCTAACACTACTGACCCTGAGGGTTGTCCTCAGTGCGCTCCAGTGTGGTCATATCATAGTCACTTCTATGAGATACACTCTGATTCATGGGAGACAACTAAGACACGCATCACTATATCAGATGAGTCATCTACTGGTGTAAAGGAATCATTCTTTACCGTAGACACTGACTCTAGGAGATTATTCTTCCGCTATACAACCCGTGATGGTGACTGGAATAGCGGAGACCAGATTAATGGATGGGATATAGTTAACGTATTCTACTTCGGTGATGAATTGAAGTGCGGAGTGATGGAGTTCTCTCAGTCACAAAGTGCAGGACAGACCTTTAGTTATGAGCAAGCATTCACTTCTAGCGACGGTGGTGCGATTAAATGTCTTGCTGGATACGGTATTGCTAATAAATGTGCATTCACTGGTGTATATGAATTCCCTAAAAAGTTATCCTACTGGAAGGTACAGATAAATCCTAAGGCACTTATACCATGGCGCACACTAGATGAGGCAAAACTTGAAGCAGTAGTCGCAGATGACGGAAGTATACACTCTGTTATCGTAGTCAATGGTGGTAGAGGATACATCAAACCTACTATTGTTATAATACATCCACGGGAGATGGAAGACTTCTCTGCTACTGACCCTGCTAAGTTTATGGGCGACGGTGTAAACATGGACCCTAATTGGAAGAAGACATTCCAAACACCTGAGTCCTCACAGACTGTAGGTGATAGTATGCGTGATACGCAGAAGACTTTTGGTGTACACACAGGAGCAGTCACTGTAGCGCAAGATAAGAATAGACAGAGTTTCAAGATGCGTAAAGCAAAACTTGAAATCTCAGAGATGACTGACTTGGGTATTATAAAATCCGTGCGTGTCATAGATGGTGGTGCAGGATATAGTCAAGCAGATACTCCTACGGTGCAGATAGTGGAGCCTGAGCATATCAAATGGGATATGGCAAAGGAAGATGGTGCGCCAGACCCACAAGCATTCGGGAATACTCAAGATGAGATGTTTGCAGGATTCGGTGGAGGACAAGAAGGAGGTGCAGGAGGACTAGATGAGGAATCAGATAATACAAAGTATATTAAGAGCTCCTTTGATTTAATTAAATCAGGTAAAGCAGTAGATGTACCAGACAGTTACATTCGTGCTGCGGAATTAACTGAGGATACTACTAATCATTGCCTACCTCTAAACCCAGGGTGTATTGAAATTGGTCCTGGTATAGGTATGGTATCTAAAGCATTGCCTAAACCTGAACAGTTTGCTATAGTCTCAGGATTTGAACCTGGTATAGCGCAGTTTGAAAAAGATGTATTACCCTTTGCAGTCTCTGCTGGACAACAGACTGATAGCTACGTGGAGAATCAATCACATCTGTATGGTCCATTCGGTAAGACGAATTGTATAAAGACTGGGCAACCAAAACTCTACAATATTACCCGATGGTTTGATATGCCCTGTGCGTATTTAGACGTTGGTGATGATGGTGTGCAAAAGGCATTTGGATGGTTACCATATAAGTATTGTGCATCTAAGGCAAACCTAGCATCCTACAGAGTATCACTAGAGTGTGAGGGTAGGATTACAGGGTCACAGGGTGGTGATGCAATGGACTTTATCAAAGGATTGCCTAAACCATACCTGATGGAAAGAAGAGAGGCTCCAGGTAATGCTGGTAAGCGGATGTGGAACTGTAGAAGGGGAAGTATTCAAGGTAGATGCTACAGAGATCCTGGTAATAGTTCTGATATTGTCTTTGTGCCTGTAGGACTAGATGAGAATACGTGGGATTATAATAGAGATAACTTTACAGAGCTAGAGCAATTGCAAATGTGGGGTGGAAGTAATATGACCAGTAGTATGGCAGTGCAGACTTGGTTAGGTCACCCTACGGAAGGAGACCCAGCAGGTACTCCACACTCTGTAGATTATACTGCGCTCACTGTAGCAGCATGTAATAGCGGTGTGCCACCCAACGAGTGTTGGGACACTTACGTACGTGGTGTGAATGCTTCTGACGGACCACTGAAAGTATACTGTGGGTACGACAATCAGGGTAATGGTATAGCAGGAAACACATATTGTAATACTCCTGAACTATTCGATGCCTGTGTAGCACTGGATAAAGTGATGGATGCGTCCATTGCACTCAACCCAAACAGGATTCAGGGTAGTGGTACTAATGCTACGATGATGATGGGACCATATAACGGGACCATGACAGTCAGAAATAACTTAACTGGTAGTATAACTGCACTAGAAAGAGCAATTAGAAACTATGGTAATCCATATTTCGACGAATGTAGCACTGGAAAGGCATGGGTGAAGGGTAGACAGATAAATGAGGAGTTGAGATAATGGCATTTGGGTTTCTAAAACCAGTATCATCTTTAAATGGACTCCCTTGTAGTGGTCATGGACTGTGTTTACCGTCCACAGTGCACTCTGTGCAGTCTTGTGGTAGTCCTCCAATACCATATTCCATTACTATTAAGAATTTTACGTGCTGGTGGCCTCCACAACCATTGATTCCTATCTTCCCAGTGACCCCAATGAGGGCAACTGTGCTAGTAAATGGGATTCCTATCTCGGTTATGGGTGATACCTTCACTCCACATATAGCAGTATGTACTAATATTATTATCTACATCTGTCCTTGTGGTAAATCGATGTGTCCGATACCCACTCCTATCCCATGTTCTATCTTAACGATTGAAGATGCTGGTGGAGTTGGACATATGAGGACATTAATGGCAACAACTTTAACAGTATTTGCATTCAAGCGACCGATTGCAAGGATATTAGACCCTCTTGGAGTTGGATTTCCAGGATTTAGTTACCCTTGTTCATCTGTAGTTGCCTGGGGGCATGCAACTGTGCTAGCATCATAGGAGTTTAAGAGAGAAAATGGCAAAAGCGACAACTGGAGCATGGGGAACAGGGTCATATGTACCTTCACAACCCAAGAAAACACGTCAAGGAGCATCAAAAAATACAAAAATTGCTGCCACTTCACGTAATTCAGCAGGGAAAAGATATAAAGGGCAAGGAAGGTAGCTAAATAAAAGATATAGTGCTAAATATCTTAAGAAAAGTAGTGCATCATGCCAGCTTATAGGTTTAGATCTGAGAAATACGTCAGTAGAGGGTTCAAAGACTTAGCAGTTTCGTTTAAGGCTAACCCTTCTACTGGCGATTTTGGCGTGGTTAAGAATGAAAATGCTATAAAGCAGTCAGTTAGGAATCTAATCCTAACTCAATTCGGTGAAAGACCCTTTCAAGAAGAGATTGGGTCACGTGTTAACACACTTTTATTTGAACCTTGGGACCCATTTAGTGTTGATGCACTAAAAAGTGAAATATTTAACTGTCTTCAAAGACTTGAGCCACGTATTCAATGCACTAATGTGGCTGTTCGTGATGATTCTGATATAAATTCAGTCCAAATTGGTATTGATTATACTATTGTTGGCGAATCAGAGGTAAAACAAGTAGACTTTCTATTAGAAAGAGCATAACATGGCAGCTATTCCATCACAACTAACGTCATTAGACTTCTTTGAAATTAAAGAATCAATCAAATCTTACCTAAGGACTCGAAAAGAGTTTACTGGTTACGATTTTGAGGGATCTTCTGCTGCATATTTGATTGACATCCTTGCTTATAACACATATTATACTGCTTTTAACGCTAACATGGCGTTGAATGAAGCATTTCTTGAGACAGCAACGGTTAGAGACAATATTGTAAGGATAGCAAAGCAGTTAAACTACACTCCTAGGTCATTAAAAGCACCCAGGGCATGCATACAGTTACTTGCACAGACTACAACGTCACTAAATGGCACGACTTTCCCTGAATATGCGACTTTACAGAAGGGAGATGTCTTCGTTGCTGAGAATGATAGTGACAATTACACCTTTACGGTCATTAATGACATCAAAGTGCCAGTAGATACAGGCACAGGCATAGCAACTTTCGATAATGTATTGGTTTATCAAGGTAATCTACTACAATACACCTACACAGTTGACTATACTAAGTCACAAGACTTCGTAATCCCTGCTGATAACGTTGATACAGGGTTACTAACCGTAGACATTTCACCAAATGCTCAATCTTCCGAGGTTGATACTTATAATTTGGTAACAAATGCTACAGCATTGAATGCTACTTCCAGAATTTACTACTTGGAAGAGACAGATGACATGAGATACCGTCTTTTATTCGGAGATGGAGTCTTAGGAAGGAAATTAGTTGATGGAGAATTCATTACAATCAATTATGTGACCACTTATGGTGTCCAAGCAAACGGTTGTAAGAATTTTGACTACATCGGCAACATTATTGACAGTGATTACAGGGTAATTGCACCTTCTAAAATCACAATTATCACAAAAGACGCATCCCAAGACGGTGAGGAGCGTGAAACAGGTCTCTCAATCAAGTTTAGGGCACCTAGAGCGTATGCAACCCAGAATAGGGCAGTTACTGAGAATGATTACGAGCATATTGTCTCAGAAATCTATCCTCAAGCGGCATCTGTGACTGCTTATGGTGGTGAGAAGTTATCTCCACCGATTTATGGCAAAGTTTACGTCGCAATTCGACCAAAAACAGGAAACAAGCTAAACGCTAGCACAAAACAGAAGATTAAAAACGATTTGAAGAAGTATTCAGTCGCTTCTGTTGAGCCTGTCATCATCGACCCAACAAGTTTCTACATTATACCCAAATCTTACGTTTATTACGATGGTGGAGCAACCAGTTTGACTGGATCTCAACTCGGAACTAAGGTTTTACAAGCAATTGACGAATATAACCGTAACGGCACGAATAACAGATTTGGAAATCGTGTTGATGGGTCTAAATTCGCCTCTATGATTGATAATAGCGATACCAGCATCTCTGGTAACGTTACACAAATGACTCTAGGTCAAAACTTGGATCAATTTACGTTTGGAAACGTATTTACCCAATGTTTAGACTTTGGAAACCCACTATTTGACCCTTCAGACCTTGCAGGTAGCAAAGATGGTGACTCATGTGCTCCATCCTTCTCTGTAGTCAAGTCTGGCACGTTTTATGGCACTGGGTATACAGAAGACTTAGTTAATTTGACATTAGCAGATGGAAGCACCTCTGCTGGAGTGTCAAGTCCAATAATTTCAACGAATGCAGAGAATACTGTGCTTGTTGCAGTAAATATTAGAGATGACGGTAAAGGAAATTTGATTCTTGTTACTAAGAGGGATGAAACTGAGGTAATCCTCAATCCTTCTGTAGGTACTGTTGACTATGCTAGTGGTCAGGTCTGTGTTGGACCTATCGCTATAGCAGGTACCCCTGACGACACCCTGAGACTTCCTATTCAAGTGTATCCTGCTGGTGGATCACTAACAATTCCTCCTGGAGTTGACCCAACAATCTTTAATCCAGCAGTCAATCCAATTGACTTTACAATCAACGATGTTTCAATCCCCACCTTTGATCCTAATAACTTTAGTGGTTATAATTTCGGCACGGTAGGTGGTATAAATATCATTGATTATCCCACGGATAGTTTCACCTATCCAGTCAGCGAATCTTGTTTCTAAGATAGATGCCTACGAAGAATATTAACGTCTCGGATAGGGTAGAATACCAACTACCCGATTTTATTCGGCAGGAAGACAGACAATTAGTCAATTTCTTGTTTGAGTATTATAAGTCTCAAGAGAAAACGGGTAGACCGTACGATGTCCTAAACAATCTGTTAGGATACCTAGATCTTGACCAGTATAACTCAACGGAGTTGTCTAGTAGTACACTTCTGCTGAAAGATATTGGTGTCAATGACGAAAAGATAGAAATCGAGTCAATCGATGGATTCCAAGATAAGAATGGATCCATAATGATTGATAATGAAGTCATTTACTACGAGGAAGTCTCTCGTGGACCTGATGTCATTATAACTCCAGGTATTTCATTCCCACAGTTTAATAAGAAGAAGCAACAGCTTGAAAATCCATTCATGCTGTTCGATGGCGTAGAAACAATATTCCCATTATCATTTTTAGGCACTCCAGTAGCACCACCTTCTGCTGAACACCTCATTGTGATCACTTACAATGAAATGAAGGTTCCTGGTGTTGATTATTTCATCGAAGGTACTAATGTTCGCTTTGCCGAACCACCTAGGATGCGTCAAGGTGCTGATGACTCAGAATTCACTCAACTTACATATTTGATTGGTTATTCTGACCAAACTATTAAGACCACTGATGCAATCCCTTATACAGAGTGGCAAAATACTAAGAATTATCCATTAAGGTTTGATACTGTTCCTTATACTCCAACTTCAGAGATTGGACTGATAATCAAGAAGAATAATAGATTACAAGTCCCATATGTTGACTATACAGTATTCCAAGATAGGGTTGTATTCAATAATCCTATTGGAGCAGCAGATTTAATCCATATACGCTCTGTAGAGTATGTTGCACCATCTTATGGTTCAGGTGCCACTGCAATCGCTTCTGTGGACGACTCAGGGCAGATTCAAGCACTGCTTCCTAAGAATGGTGGTAGTGGATATCGTTTAGATTTCAACCCTAAGGTTACTATCCTGTCAACCAGTGGTGGTGGGTCTACTGCTAAGTCTCTAATTGGTGGTATTAAGAATGTTATCTTAATTGACGGTGGTCAAGGTTATACATCATACAACCCACCTATTCCTGTTTGTGCTTTACCTGTAGGTGCTAACGGAACACCTGCAAAACTGGCACTAACCGTTGATGACACCACTGGAAAGATTGATAGTCTGACTATTACCAATAGTGGTAGTGGTTATGACTTCATTCCTGCTATTTCTTTCAATAACCCAGGTGGAGCAAAGATTAACCCTCCTACTATTGATGGTGAAGGTCGTGTTAACATCGGTAGCATCACTGTTGATGAGATGGGACTTGGATATAGTAATCCTCCTGTTGTTTACATTGATCCAGCACCTGTAGATGGTATTAATGCTCAAGCAATATCAAGAATTAACCAGGATGGTCAAGTATACGAGATTAACATTGTTAATCGTGGTAAAGGTTATACTTCTGTCCCTAGAGTCCAGATAATTGACCCAATTGGTGCCCAGGTGCTAGACGTAACAGTTGCATCTGGTTCAGTTACCAATATTGAGATGTTAACAGGTGGTCAGGGTTATACTGACGCTCCATCTGTCTATATCGTTGATGATCGTAAGGATGCTTACGGTGAAGTCATTGGTGGCACGGGAGCAACCGCTGCTGCAACTATTTTTAACGGTGAAATCACTGATATCAACATTACCAACTTTGGTACTGGATATTCAACTGAATTCCCACCTAAAATCTACATTGCAGAGCCTCAGAAGGCACGTGCATCGGTAGATGTAGGATTTGACGAGGTTACTGGTTTTGACATCTTAGAAGAGGGTATAGGATACTCTCCTAGCGCATTCCTAGGGTGCTCCAGAGGCGTTTCTGGTCCTGTTGCCTACGATAACCTCCATAATGAGATATATGCTGGAGAATCTGCTTTAAGGCAGTCAAATCACCTCCAGGGACAGACTGTAATCAATTTAGACTCATTATTCATCAAAGAAGTCTTCGATAAGTTTAGAAGGCAGTATTTGCCGACTATTGAGATTGATTTTACGTCAATTAACCCAGTTCAGGTAATTAAGAACATTACCGACTTCTATATCTCGAAAGGTACGAAATTAGCGACTCAATATCTCTTCAAAATCTTATTTGGCGAGAATGTTGACCTTTATTATCCAAAAGACGAAATTATCAGTCCATCCCATGCAACTTGGGTTGTAGATACGATTCTACGGGCAGAATTGATTTCTGGAGACCCTTCCAACCTTATAGATTCTGAAGTTAACCAATATGCCGATGAAGTAGACAATTCTGTTAAAGCAGCGAGTGCTTTGATTGAAAATGTCATTACAATCATCGAAGGTACTGATACGATCTATGAATTAGCGATTTCCGAAGAAACCTTGACTGGAGACTTCGTAATTCCTTACAAAACCAAACTTGTAGAGCCATTATCGACTACAGGGCAAATTATTACTGTTGACTCGACAATTGGATGGCCTGAGAGAAACGGCACCATCTTTTTGGACGATAACGAGACAGTCCAGTATAAAGAGAAGAGTTTAAACCAATTCATCGAATGTACTCGCTCTAAAAACGGAGTTGTCGAAGATTGGGATCCTGGCACTACTATTCAGTCGGATATCTTCGTTTATGTCAATAAAGACACTTCGACCGAGTGTAAACTAAGAATTCTTGGTATTGCTGAAGCAGGAACTACTGTATTGGATAATACAGGTAGTTACTACTTAAAAGGTGATAAACTTAAGGTTGCTAACTTAGGATCGACTGCTGAAGACCAAAGACTGTCATCCTGGTTATATAACGTTAAAAAACTTATCAGTATCTCTGATATCACTCCTGGTGGTGTTAATAACCAAACTGCGACTGTAGTTTGCAGTAATCCTCATGGATTGCTGGTTGAAGACACTGTTACGATATATGGTGCAAACCCAGTTGTATATAACGGCACATTCATTGTAACT